AAGCGGCACCAAGTAGCTCGGGATCTAAGCGCTTTGCGCAGAGTAACGCGGGGTTTCATGCGGCCTCCGCGTCGAAACAAGTGTTAATCCTGGCATCAATATCTCCGAAAGAATTTAGGTTGAAATTGAAGACGCTCTGCGAACGAGCCGCCGTCATTCCAGTGCTCAGTAGACGGCGATTAGGAAGCGGCCTCGGTGACTGCCATCGGCGGGGCCGCTTCTCATTTCAGTCGCACGGGAATAGTCTCGTGGTAGCCAGGCTCGCGGCTGGTTAGGCTCGGCCGCCTCTCCTCTCTGATTTGCCCAAGAATGCGGCGGCCGGGCCGCTCATGCGGCATTCCGTTCCCGATATCGCCTGTTCGAGGCGACCAGCTCCTTGAAGTCCTTCCGGTCAATCGTTGCCGTGTTGCCATTGTGATGCAGCACTACCGTCTTGCCCCTGAACTGGACTGTGACCACACGGAAGCCGCAGCCTAAGCCCTGAAGCTTGCGATGGTTCGTGATACCGAGCCTTACGCGAAGGCCCTTATGGGTACTCGGCTTGACATCAGGCTTCTCGTCGTCTTGCGGCCTCTGGTCGGCATAGAGGGCTGCCCACTTGTTGAGGAAGTAGATTGGGTCAGCAACCTCGCGGTCAGCCGGCAGTCCCCTGACCATCTGCGCGGCTAGTGCCCTTGGCCTCACCGAGCGTTGTCGGGTTGTCTGCCTGGTCGCCCACTCTGGCTATCCAAGCCCGGGGATGATTAGCCTCAGGGGCGACGTTCATGATTCACGCGGTGACGCTTCCCCGAGTGAGTTTCCAGGCGCATTCGTTGACACGCTTCCACGAGGGGGTATGGGTCCGAATTTCCGGACAAATGCGCTCAACGAAATCAATGGGTTGAGTGTTGCTGTTGGGGGGTTTTGGACCATAGTACTGGGCCGGTGCTTTTTGTCCGTTTATTCGGCTGTGAGCCTTCCGATGAGCCTCGCAGCAGAACTGCTTCTTGCGGCCTCGACCGACCATCTCTGGCACCGGCTCGTCGCAGTGCAGGCACTTCGTGACTATGGCGTCCATCAATCCTCCAAAAGAAAAGGCCCCGAAGAGGGGCCGTAAGTGGTTAGCAGTAAGTGTGAAGCGGTCAGGCGGCGGTCAGTATGCGAAACACCGAAGTGCGGCTGATGCTGAGCTGACGAGCAATCTCCGAAGGGCCAACACCGGCAGCACGTAGTTGCTTGATCTTGTCGGCCTTCGCTCGTGCTGTCGGGGCTCTACCCTTGTACTTCCCTTGGGCCTTAGCCTTGGCGATGCCGACAAGCATTCGCTCTCTAATCAGCTCTCGCTCGAACTGGGCGATAGCGCCGAGCATGTTGAACATGAGCCTGCCGGTCGGGGTGGTGGTGTCGATGGCTTGATCGAGAACTTTCAATCCCACACCTTTGGCGTCGAGGCGCTGACCGATCTCGCACAGGTGCGGGACGCTGCGTGCTAATCGGTCGAGCTTGGTGACTACAAGCACGTCGCCCTCGCGCACGTACTCAAGAGCACTTTCTAGCTGCTCCCGTTCAGGGGAGACCGCAGAGACCTGCTCGCAAAATACCTTCTCGCAGCCTGCGGCCTTGAGCTGTGCCTTCTGCGCCTCAAACGATGCCCCTTGCTCAACTGTTGAGGTGCGGGCATAGCCGATGTTCATTGTCCCCGCCGTTCCATTGAAGCCTAAGGGATAATGGACTTATGTGTTCCAAATGTCAATTGTTGCGTTCTGTGGAACAACTCCACGACGTTCCGTTCGAGGTGGCCCTAAAGAAACAGAGCTGTGATAGCCACAATTCGGCGACCTTTGATGGGGACGATGGCTCGGGGTTGTAGTGCGTAACGGAGAAATCGATGACTGAGGGACCAAGTCACATTGTACCAATCAAGTCCGACGAAGACCTGGAAAGGTCGGCGGTAGCCGGAGCTGCTGCCGTTGAACGGTTGATAGCTGATCGTAATAATCTTCGCAGTCTTTTGGCTGCGCACGAGCGCGAGCTAGCTGCATCCCGAGCAGCTGAAGAGGATCTCAAACGTCAGCTTGGAATGCTCCATCAACGCTATCTCGAACTCGCGAAAAGAGTCGTTTCTCAGCTACAGCAATTCGATTGCACCATGCGCGAGGCAATCGCTGGGAGACCGGAGAGCACGCATGGAGAACCGGCGAGCGGCCCGGGTGCAAGCCAATTCGACAGCCACGGTTTGCCTATTGCTCCTCAGACGGCGTCGCCGAACGGAGTGAACGGGCATCGCAACGGACATGGACTTCCGCTAGAGCCCTAAAGGCGCAAACTCAAGAACCGCGACCTAATCACTCGGCTAAGAAGCCCACATTGTTGATTGCAGACTTTTCATCGTTTCCATTCTTCGAAGCCCAGGTGAGGAGCACCCCATCACACCACTTGATGGCGTCGCTTGCACGAACACGCTCCCACGCGATGGGTGGAAAGGGCTGGGCAACGTAGGTTTTGGTGTTGAAGCCGGAATGCCAGTCAAACGAGCGCGACTCTGCCGCGACGGTGGTACGCATCACAAGTCCCCCGCTTACAAGATACGAAGAAGCGTATGTGAGCATAAAAGCAAATGGATGTGGTGACCGCCGCGCAACAGCCGAGCACTAATAGCAGAGCCAGTCATTCGGTCGTTCGGGCAAGCTTATTGGACGGTAGCCACTATCTGGCTTTGGTGGCTCAGGCTTCTTTGGCGCTTGTCCCGGCACCATCTGATCGATCAGCTGGCCAATAAGACCTAAGGCATCAACCTGATCGTCGTGCTTGCCGGCTGGAAAGTTCAACAGCTCCCGTTTGAACTCCGCGAACCATGGAGCACTGGTCGGCACGTAGAGCCCTTCAAGAGCCATGCGGCCACGAATGGATTGGGCTCTTACTGCCTTATCTCCCTTAGTCGGGAACTGCTGGCGATAGCAATAAGCCTTTCGCTCTCTTTGGCGCTTATCGAGAGCAGGCCCAACGCCAGCACTGATCTGACCCTTCTCCTCAGCCCAGCCAACCGGCTTCCACTCAAGCACAAGATCACAGAACGCTTCGATCCATTCGTCCGATGGAGACTGTTTGCGCCAGCGGTCGAGCAGATACATGCGACCTTCAGGATCGATACCGACGACTAGATGCACTGTGTAGTCGCCTCCATCCGCCGTAACGGCATAATCTGAGCCGCCATAGATGCGCATGGTCTCTCTCGGTGGAATCTTCTCGCAAGGCTTTAGCCAGCCGGCTCTGAAGAAGTCTCCTTCCTCTGGTGCGGGACGCTGCTGATAGAGTGCAGACCACATCATAGGAGAGGTCTCTCTCTGACGGGCTCTTAGGAACGCGCCGTAGTCATAGCCGTCTGGATCGTCCCAAAGGTATTCGCCTGGCTCACGGCCCAAGGGATCATTGGCTTCTGCAATGGCAGCGATGGAGATAACCCGGCCTTTGATCTCCTTGCGCTCGATCTGCTCAAGCACGCGTCCGGCAACGTCTTCCTCATGCCAGCGGGTGTTCATCAGGATGCGCTTGGCGCCAGGCTTTAAACGAGCCGAGAAATCATCGACGTACCAGTCCCAGCGCTTCTGTCTGATAGTCTCGCTATACGCATCTTCTCGCGAGCCAAATAGGTCATCACCGACTCCAAGGTTGGCACGGAAGCCACTGATGCCCACGCCAGCTCCGACCCCGTAATACTCGCCGCCCTCAATCAGAGACCAACGAGCGGCTGCCTTGCTGTCTTCCGACAGCGAGATGCCGAGCACGTTTGCATCTGCCGCAATATCGTTCCGCACTCGCCTTCCCCATCTCTCGGCAAATTCAACGTTGTGAGTAGAGCAGCCTTTAAGCGGCTGTGTTGCGATTAGTTGGGCGGGTCCGCTCCCATTGGAGGAGGTCGGCAAGTTTCCAGTAGCGAAATTGTTGAATGTAGATTGGCTTGGGGAAGCCAAGCTAGGGATCATGCGACCAGCGCCATAGCGCCATGTCGCTTTTTCCTCCGTAGCGGCGTCTCACCGCGCGGGAGTCAAGGTACACATCATGGTCGAGGGGTTCACTCATTTGCCAGTTCCCTTTGGTTAGAACTGGCAAGATATCTAGAGCAGAGGTGCTGCGATTGGTAACGAAACCGAGTGAAAAAAGCGGGGGGACATTTCTTGCAGTGACT